AACCATATGTTTCCTCAATCAACGCGGCTACTTTAGGCAATACGTCGGCAGCAAGAACCTTGCCATCTTTCATCATGGTCATCAGTTCAGCATTGGTTACGCCCAGTGCTTTAGCAAACAGATTCGTCGCAGCAGGCAGGCGGTCTGCCAATTGACCCTTCAATTCCTCGGCTTGAACCGTTGTTTTAGACAACATCTGTTCCAGTGCCTTGTAGATGCCCGACTGAGTTTCGGAATCAGCACCCATCAGTTGACCGAAGCCTGAGAATTGCTCGAAGATGTATTTCACGGTATTGGAATCGAGTTTAGCCTCTTTACCCGCAACGAACAGTTTGGCTGAGTCTTGAATAATCGTACTCAGTTCCAAACCCATACGTTCAGCGGTATCGCGGAAGTATTTCTCCAATTCATCCGCAGTCGTATCCCAATTGTCGGCCAATACTTCGGCGCGAATTTTCAGCGTGACGCCTTCCTGACCGTCCTTAACGACCTTGTCGAGAGCCAGGTACAAGCCACCAAGTGCAGCACTGAGAGCTAAGACCTTACCGCGTGCCTGTTGCAAGAATACAAGAACGCCCTGCTTACCCTTCAACCATCTATCGAAAGCATCGGCAGTAGAACCTGTTGATGTTGAAAGATTCTTGATTTGTGCGTCCAGTGATTTTGACGCTGCGGCAGTACGTGCGGCGTTCGCAGCAAGTCGTTGCTCAGCCCTGCTGAGCTTATCAACGTTAACACCAGCCTCACCCAGAATGCGTGCCGTTTGTTCAACAGCGACTTTCTGGCGAGCGAACGCAGCGCCTGATTGATTCAGTTGGGACACCAGTTGGCGTAGTTTAGCAATTTCCTGCGCGGTTGCATTACCAGTAGCGACTTTGGCATTCAACTTCGAGTGTTCCGCTCGTGTTGCTTCATACGCCGCGCGAAGTTTTGCCAATTCTGCCGATTGTTTGCGATATGAATCGATATTGCCCGCAACGGACTTCAGCTTCTCTTGAGCGATACGTAACCTGTCCATGGCGGCACTCAAGGCTTTCACATCAGTCGCCGATTTACGCATTACGGTGCTTGCGTTTCGCACAGACGTAGTAATATCAGCCATCGCGTTTTTATGGTCGCGCGATGGATTGAGTGCTTTACCAATCGTATCTGAGACAGATGGTTGCTGCTGCGCTGCTCTGGCGTCTGCAATTTGCTGTGCAATAGAGATTCGTTGCGCGTTTATCTGGTTGCGCTGACTTTGTGCATTACGGCGACGTGCTGCTTCTGCTGCCGCTTGTTGTTGCGCCAATTTCAATGCCTGCTGCTGTAATGCAATCTGCTCTTGCAATTCTTTGCGTCGGTCGGCTGAGCGAGAAGTTATCTCATTCTGGCGTTGCAGCGCTGCCTGCGCATTACGCATGTCAATGATTGTTTGCAGCGTACGTTGATAGGTCTTCGTCAAACCTTCCTGTGCGCGTTGAATGTTGTTCGTTGCCAAGCCATGTGCTTCAGCCTCAAGGCGTTGTCGCTCATAGGCATCTGCTTGTTTCTTAGCAGCTTCAGCAGCTTTGATTTGCACTGCTTCCAAGCGCGCTAATTTGTCAGCCTGCGCTTTTGTAGGCACGCCAAGAGCACCAATTTTATTAGCGAAATCAGCATATGCGTTACTGGCATCTTTGGCGCGGTCGGCACTCGATGCCACGTTGTCGGCAAGTTTTGACAACTTGCCGAGCATTGTTTGTAGCTCAGTCAATTTGGTCGCCGCCGACGCCAGACCCTTCAGGCTATTCTCATAAGCCTTGAAATCGGCTTTACCTTTAGCAGCCGACTTAGCCTGCTCATTCAGGTCCTCTTTGAGACCTTTGATGTTTTTGCGCACATCGTTGATGGTTTTCCCACTGTAATCCTGCGCGCGAATTTCTAATTCAACTGAGCGATTTTCAGCCATAATGTCCAGTTCCTATGTGATTCAGCATATCTTTCAATGCTACGTTTAACTCTTTCAACGCGTCCTGTTTGATGTCGGTGTTCGACGCATCAAAAATCATCTTCGTCAAAGTCCCATACAAGACAAAATCTTGACGGCGGCGTTCGCGAATTATTTCCGCTTCATTGCGCAACATTATAAGCGAATAAAGGCGAGCCTGCGAGTGTCCGTTTGCCAAACAGATACTCACATCTCGCCTTAGGCTTAGCATAAAAGATTCGAAGGGGTGATATGGGTCTACTTCTCCGAAATCGCCTTCTCCGCCAGCATTTTCTGGATGGTTGGTTTGTCCAATGCTGCTAGTAGTCTTTTTTTTAAATTGTCAGATTCGTTCATGGTCAGGTCAATAATGGCAATGACAACATCCATCTGTTTACCGATACCCATACGGCTATCCCAGATTTCACCAGCGGTGAGTTCTTCATCACCAACGATGTGCTTCTCACCCTTGTCATTAATTGCTGACAAGAACGCCGCGCGTGCTAAGTCGGGGGCGTATTTAATGATGCTGTTAGCAACATCCATCAGGTCATCGGAGCCATTAGATTTAGCCATCACTTCGTCGAAAGCTTCCATCAAACGTGTACCGTTTGACTGCCATTGAGCAGATAAATCGGCAAAATTCAAACCACGAACTGTTACGCCGTGGACTTCCTTTGTCGGGGACACCAAGCCCGCGAGATTCATTTTCATTGTAATTACCTCATAAAAAAAAACATGGTGAAGTGGACTATACCACTTCACCATGTTTCATGCAACATTAGTACTTAGTTGGTTATACCAAGGAGGTAGGTTGACCGTTAATGTACAGCATCGACGCACCTTCAGATTCCAGCGCGGTAATGTTGAACGCCATCTGAGACCACTCCTCGCCCCCCTTTAACGCAAAATCGCCGTTGGGAGACAAACGCACTTTCGGCATCCAATATTGACGGTTTTCGCCTTTAGCGTTACAGCCACGGAACAGGAATTCACCAACGATGGATTGGCCTTTGGAGATGATTACTTCGCGGGCAGCCTTTTTCAGGTCATAGGTGACAACGACCCAAGTACCCGCGGATTTGATTTTTGTAGTGCTATCAGCATCACCAATCATCAGGAAGCCAGTTTCAGGAGTGTATTCGAAGTCCACGCCTTCAACCAATGTTGACTCAACAGGAGTACCCGCTTTGGCTTTTGCTTCATCGGCGTACGCTTCAATTTTGATAATGGTTGCTGCGAACACACCGTTAGGGTTTTCTTTACTTGTACCCAAGCGATAACCCAAAGACGGATACACTTTCAACACATCTTTTTTACCAGTTGCAGCAACTTGGGTCTGATTGTTGACTTCACCCGCGAAGAACATCGCCAAGTTTTCGGTGTTGATGTTGTCAAGGGTGAAGCTGCCAGTCAATTTGGAAGAGATGATGATTTCTTCATCGGTGGTGTTAAAACCGCATTCGGAGCTTTTATGTTCCAAGGTTTCGTTTTCTTGCGTCAGGTTGAGTTCTTTGGATGAACCCAAGTAGCGGAAACCCTTGGCGTCAACATTACGTTCCACGCCGTTAACAATAGGGAACTGGTTGAATTCGATTCGACCGTTTGCAAGCACAAGGGCTTTGGTCGCGCCGCGTGTAATAGCCATGTTGCTATCCTTTCTTCGGTTAATTAATCAAGTTCAGCATACGGATTCGCATTGTCATACGCGACGCTGAATGAAAAGTAAATATAAAAATACGATTTCGATTGTACCTCATCAGGAGGGTTATGGCAAACAGGAGAATCGTATTTAAAGTTGCTCACCAAACCACCGAGATTGTACCATTCTTTGTATTTAGCACCCCCCATTCGTCCGCCATCAATTGCATGAATTTTGTTGAATGCTTGTTCGATTTTAGCAATCTGCTCATAGGCTACGTCAATGGGGTGTTCCACGTTTTGAACGTCGACATAACCTGATAGCAGGAAATCTACGCGGTCATTACGAACTGTTTTACCTTCATCAGCACCAGTGTTGCTAATGCCAGCCCGAATTGTCTCGTTGATGACAATACATGGGAGCGTTACATCCGCACCGATTACCTGACGACCACGATATACACGAACTCCTGTTTCCTGTTCAAGCAAAGTACACAGCTTCTTCAGAGCAGTTAAACGAATATGTTCTTTCATTATTTTTCCAATCTATTGAATTGTCGTAAAAATTCAACCTCAAGATACCTAGCAATTCTGTCCTGATTGCGTTTGGCTGTATCCCACATCACTTGGTCTACCGACGGGGCGTAGAGCAACCATGCCCTCATTGATTGAATATATCGACCTCCTCCGTGAGTAATGCCGCTCGGAGGTGTTGTACCACCGCCTTTGGTTCGAGTAAGAACCCCGATATTACCAGATTTTCCGAATTTGTGAACAAAAGCATGTTTCATAACCTTCGTGGATGTCGGCTTCACCTTTACACGAACTCCGCTCGTTGTCTTCGGAGGCAGGGTGTTTGGATTAGGGCGGAAACGATTCAACATCGTCGGTTGGTCACGTGCATAAATTGAGGCTACAAGCGAGCCTTTTTTTGCATATTTAGCTACGCCTGTTTTGTCAGGGTCATTAAGGTAGGATGCCTTCCAGTTAATTTGCTTGCGCATGTCTTGGCGCACGCGAGNNNTCTGATTGATAGCCAAGCGCGCTGCCTCAGCAGTTCGTTCTGGAAAAGTCTTGAACATCTTCTCCAGCGATACCAGATTTTCCAAATCAATCGTAATCATGGTTAACTCTATGTTGCAAATGGGTTGCCTGCCACTTCTCAATGTAGACGCCGTCATCGTCAAGACGGGTATTCAGCACATATTCTTTGCTGTCATACACAATCTTATCGCCGACGCTGAACCCAAGCGCGCGGGCTTCGCGAATCGTACACAGCACGAGAACGCCGCCGTCTGATAATTCAGCGAAACCCTGATAGTCGATGTCACCAGTCAGGTTTATTTTGGTATGCACACGCAGACGGCAATCAGACACACGCCCACTCGCAGTTGAAATGTGTTTTGATGGAACGCCCATTTCATGATGCAAATCGGCGCGCGCTTTGCGTTTTATGTCAAGGAAACTCATTTACATCACTCCAAGACGTATGCTTGATACCAAAGACCTTTTATATCAGGCGCGTAGTTTGCCGCGAATTGGAAACCTGTATTGGTGATATTCCCAACATACGCGAATCGGGGAGTTGTTGTCCTCAAATCAAGAGTTACCGTAACGAACGGTACTTTTGAAAACGTCTTGCTGAATTCAACAGGAGCAAAGATATTGTTTTCAAGAGAACCGAGTTCGCTTCGAGGTATGTATTTGGCTTCATACTCTTTGAATGGTTTTTCACCAGAACCACTCGGTTTTTTGGCTTCAAGAGCGGTTAGCCTCTTCTTGAGTTCCCTATCATCATACGGCTGGACTGTTGTACCCAGTAATTTGGCAACAGGTCCCCTGAAGTTCATCTCAACAGTTTTATCATACGTTGAATTTCCTTCCGCTCCGACTGTGAAGAAAAATCTTGCAGCATCATCACTCGGTTTAATAGACTTCAAATGTAAATCTGGTGTTGAAGGCGATGATGGCGATGTTGATTGCGTGCCTGATTCATTCTCCCAGTTAATTCGAACTTTGTCATAGATGTCGATATAACTCATTTTCTACATTCCATAAAAAAATAGGTTCCGCGTTAATTCTAACACGAAACCTATTTGCTAAGAAGACATTACAGTTCGTCGCTTTGACCTTCAACGGCTTGACCTTCAACAGAAGGTTCCTCTTCTGCTTTAGCGGCGCGACCACGTTTTTTAGGCTCCTCAATAACGGCTTCTACTTCCT